ATCTTGCGGTAATGCCGCATCAGATTGCCAACGTAGGCTTTGTAGCGTTAGTGGGATAAGCGAGGTGAATGCCTCAGATCTCTCTGGCTGCAATGTTGATAGGCCCTAATCGGGCCACCTATCCTTCGGGTTGCGACTACGCGGCCGGGATCGCCTTGGACACGCAGGCGTTAAAGTGAAGTGGGAGCCGGTGGAAGCCCGGCACGGAGTGAATGCGCAGGCTGATGCGCTAAGAGGATACGCGGCGGCAACGTTCAGTGGGCGTTATAGCCAGTTCACCGCCATGCCGGATTCAGCACCGGTCACTCCAAATCACGCATGCGGCAGAAGAAAGCAAGGGTCACCACTGGTGATCAAGGCGAAAGCCCCGGCTCCTTGCTCTGCGGGCGTGACGCCGGCTAGTCCGGCACCTATTCCGCGGCTCTAGCTCAACTGGCAGAGCGCTGTCCTTCCAAGTCAGATGTTGCGGGTTCAAGTCCCGCGAGCCGCTCCAGACTACAAGACCCAGCCTGGACCAAGCCTTTCGCGCTACCGCGCTTGGAGAAGCACGTGAAAAGTGAATACCGTCAAGCTGTTGAGTCCGTTATCGCTCAAGAGAAAAAGCTGGCCGAGATTGAGGATATGTATGCTTCGGCGGCAGCCCAAGAGCGGAGGCTGGCTGAAGATCTGCGACTTAACCGAGAGACACTTTCCAGATATGAGGATCGTGTAGCTGAGATTGAGTCGCAGATTCTCGGCTCCGAGCGGATCTAGCTAGAAGCCGAGGTAGGAGTCCAGCAGTGCCGGGTACTGGATCGGACCTTTCGTGGCCTTCTCTCGATTGGACACATCGATAACCACCATTATGTCCTTGGTTGCGTTGAACTCGCTGCCGGTGTACAGCTCAGAGCAAAGCCTTTGGGCCGTGTAGTCCAACTCGAAGCAATAGAAAGAGGTTGTCTCATCCCAGTGCTTGTAATTGGTTAACTCATTGATTTTCTTTTTAAAAGAACTATATCGAGACTGGTAGGTGTCATCGGCCTTGATTTGAAACGTGACAATGAAGTTTGCCATGGGTCCGTCCTGTTTCGTGGTGTAGGAATCGCGAGGATAGCACGGGGCCATCCCCGCCCTTTGGCGGGTTTTTCTTCGTGAGAGCCACACTACAAGGCCCAGGCAATGACCTGGGCTTTCTGCATCTGGAGTACGTGAATATGGCCGAGCCGAGTGGTGCGGTAGCAGTCGCCGGCTTGGTCGGTATTGGTGCGTCTGCGTTGATCCCTGGCATTGATGCCAATGCAGTGATCGGGGCTTTTGCTGGGGCTATCTTCTTCGTGGTGTATGCCAAGGACATCTCGGCTTGGGCTCGCCTTGGTTACTTCGCTGCGTCCTGGATCGTTGGCTACTACGTCGCCGGCGAAGTCATCGGGCGAGAGTGGGCTAGAACATCGGGCCTGGTCGCGTTTGCCGGGGCATTGTTCTGCGTCGCAGTGGGCACCAGCTTGCTGGAGTGGGTGCAGGGGGGGAAGACGCCTGGTTGGCTCCGCTTCATTGCGGACCGCTTTGGAGGTCGTAATGGTTGACCCTTGGACTCTGGTGGCTGCGATGATCTGCGGCGCCATCTGCATGAGGCTGGCGACATACCGCCGGCAAGGTGCGAGGTATCGCCGGGGCGTTTCCTGGCTCGCCTACCTTCTGTGCGTAGGCAGTGGATGCTTCGCCCTGAGCGTGATGCTCGATGCGCTCCACGGCTACAGGCTGAACCCTGTCTCCCCCTGGCTGACCCTGGTCCTGGCGATCCTGCTCGGTCTTGTGTGTCGTGCGCGGGGGAACTTGGCCCACATTCTGAGGGTGTACTGATGGATGCTCCGCTTCTACTGAAGAACACAGGCACGAGCCTGATCTTGTGTGATGCCAACGGGAAGCCGCTTCCTGGTCAGCTTTCCTTGAGTGTTTCCAACGATGGACCTATCCCAACCGTCACGGTCACGTTCGCACTCGACAATGAGCGTGTGAGGCTTTGCGGGGAAGGGGTAGAGTTGAAAGAGCCTTGTATCGAGCCGTTTAGCTGGGACCTGGTGGCCGGCACACGCGGGACAGGACAAATCTGATGACCAAATGCACCTTCTGCAACAAGACGCGCGAATGGGCGAAGAAATGGGCGCGGGTTGCCGTAGAGCGAGCCGCATCCGTTATGGCCAGCAACCCAAAGCGACCGGAGGTGCGTGATGACTGATACCGGAGAAGAGGTTCGAGTCATCCTGCACAACCTGCTCGAAGAACAGCGCAAGACCAACCAACTGTTGCATCTGCTGATCCAGGCCCTCGCCGAGGACGGTGATGATCCTGAAGCCACGCCCACCAGCTACCTGAGTGGAGAGCCGATCTGATGTCGGTATTTATGGGATCCGCCAGGGAGACCCAGATAGCTTCTGTCCGGGTGCGACGCGGCTGGTTTGGCAAGCTGGTTGTTCAGGTTCGCTACAAGATAGAGCGCCCCGAAAGCCCGCTCCCTGGTCGGGAACTGATCTATCACGTATGCGGACTCTCCCCATGGCGAGACGCCAACGCAAATGATTTCGCTGAGTCGCTGCTGGTCGCGAAACTCATCGGTATGTCTGATGAAGGAAAGCCGACATGAAGAACCGTCCAATTCCTGCTGGCGTCGAGATCAACCCCGGTCGTGCCTGGACCCCCGATGACGTAACCGGATACAGCGAAGAAGTAGAGAGCGCGATAAAGATTCTGGAACCCCTACTTCGATCTGGCCTCCTGGCTCTCCATCCTGATGAATGGCAGGGTGGCAAGCTCTCGTTCCTCAGACCGGCACAAGCTAGGCGGCAAGGCTGGACCCCGCCGGATCAGGCAGCCTGCAATCAGGTGTCTGGAAGTGCCTGACCTCCCTCAGCGTCACACCAAGCCCAAGGCCAAGGGAGTGACCAAGCACGAGGTAGAGGACAAAGCATGGGGGAATGGGCGTGGTGGCAGGCCGTGGCGCCGCAAGCGTGAGCGCATCCTCAAGCGGGATGGCTACATGTGCCAGTGCTCAGAGTGCAAGGGAGTGAAGAGGATCGCCACGGAGGTGGACCACATCATCCCACTGAGCCAAGGCGGCACTGATGATGACTCGAACCTGATGGCTATTGCTGGATACCCATGCCACGCGAGGAAGACGGCAAGGGAGTCGGCAGCATCTAGGAGATAGTCGGGTTCTCTCGGCGAGCCGACAAGACGATTAGAGATTTTTTCGAATAATGGCAGTGGTTTTCACTGGATTCGTGTGGTTTTACCGAAAAATCGAGTTAAATGAGAAAAATTCTCATTTACAGGGGTGGGGCGGGTCAAAACCTTAGAACCTTTCGTTAGGACACCGCGCCCCCAACTCTTTTCTCATTTCCACAGAATTTAGGTTTCGAGATGGCACGACACAAACAGCCAGATGTCGTCGCCAAGTTCAAAGGCGCCGACAAGAAAAACCCCCAGCGCTACCGGCAGGAGCCGGCAAAGGGCGAGGGGGATGTCGGAGAAGCGCCCATCCATCTGCAAGGCCCTGCTCGTCTCGCATGGAAAGAGTTGTGCGCTCAGTCGATCAAGGGCGTTCTGACGGGATCGGACCGGATCATCCTGGAAGTGACGGCCAACCTGCTCGCTGAATACCGTGCCAACCCGACAGAGTTCGCGGTTGGCAAGTACACCCATCTGATCGGAAACCTGGCCAGGCTTGGACTAACGCCGTCCGACCGCCAGAAGTTCGGCCTGGAAAAGCCGAAGGAGAAGGACGAGTTCGAGGATTTCTGAGATGACCCCCAGCGACATTGCGCGACAGTACGCTAGCGATGTCGTGGGTGGGGCTATCGTTGCGTGCCGGTATGTGAAGCTTGCATGCCAGCGCTTCCTGAATGACTTGGACCGCCAGGGCGATGACGATTGGCCATACGTTTTCGATGAGGCCAAGGCAGATCGTGCTGTCAAGTTCATGCAGCTCATGCCTCACACCAAAGGCAAATGGAGCGCTTCGAAGTCGAAGTTGGTGTTCGAGCCCTGGCAGGTATTCATCGAGGCCAACATCTTTGGCTGGGTGAAGAAGGACGCTGGCAAGCGCAGGTTCCGCGAGGCCTACGAAGAGATTCCCAGGAAGAACGGGAAGTCGGCCCGTCTTGCCGCACGAGGCATTTACCTATTCGCCGCAGATGGCGAGTCGGGGGCCGAGGTCTACTCCGGCGCCACCACCGAGAAGCAGGCCTTCGAGGTTTTCCGTCCGGCCTGGATGATGGCGTACAGGCTGGAGAATCTGCGCAACCGGTTCGGCATCGAGCTTTCTGGAAACCAGAAGAACCCTGGCCCCATGTTCGTCATGGAGGACATGTCGAAGTTCGAGACGGTGATCGGAAACCCCGGGGATGGTGCCAGTCCCCATGCGGCTCTGGTGGACGAGTACCACGAACACGACACGGACGCCCTGGTGGACACCATGCAGACAGGCATGGGTGCGCGGGAGCAGCCATTGCTGTCGATCATTACGACGGCGGGGTCGAATCTCGGCGGCCCATGTTACGAGAAGCGCAGGGACGTGATCCGCATTCTCGAGGGGCAGACGATCGATGAGACGATCTTCGGGATCATCTACACGATCGACGAGGATGATTCGTGGGATGACCCGGCCAGCCTGATCAAGGCCAATCCGAATTACGGAGTGTCGGTATTCCCTGACTTCCTCCTGGCCCAGCTCCAGCAGGCCAAGCGTTCGGCGTCGAAGCAGAACGCCTTCCGCACCAAGCACCTGAACCAGTGGGTGGGGGCCAGGACAGTTTGGATGAACATGCTGGCCTGGCAGCGGCAGAAGCGCGACTTCACGTTTGCGGACATGGCCGGCTGCCGCTGCTGGATGGCTTTGGACCTTGCCAGCAAGAAAGACGTGGCCGCCCTGGTAATGCTGTTCGAGAAAGCTGGTCAGTTCTACTGCATTCCCCGCTTCTACGCTCCAGAGGCTGCCGCCGAGGAAAACGAGAAGTATCAGAACTTCGCGCTTGAGGGTCACCTGACCCTAACGCCAGGGAGCATGACGGACTACGCATTCATCGAGGCAGACATCCTTGATCTGGCAAAACAGATCGACCTACAAGATGTTGCCTTCGACGACTGGCAGGCCAACTACCTGATTACCCGACTCTCCAACACATCCATCCCGGTCGTGGACTTCAACCAGACAGTGAAGAACATGAGCGACCCGATGAAGGAGGTGGAGGCGAGGGTAATAGCGCGGACGCTCTGGCATGACGGGAACCCAGTCATGACCTGGATGATGGGCAACGTGGCGGCAAAGATCGACGCCAAGGAAAACATCTACCCGCGCAAGGAAAACGACAACGACCCCAACTGCAAGATCGATGGTCCAGTGACCTTGATCATGGCTATGGGGCGCGCCCTGGTTGCCGGAGTTGATGACGGCGACGACTTCATGAACGCCATACGGAATCCCATCATCGCATGAACATCGCAACTGGCCTCTACCTCTTCTTCGGCGTCCTTGGTCTGGCTCTTTTCGTAGCCGGAACCTTCGTGCTGCTGGGGCTCGGCTGGGCGCTCATTTCCGGTGCAGCGACAGCATTCGCTATCGCGGCGTTCATTCGTAAGGGGCTGACCAGTGAGTAAGAGTCTCGGAAAAGTCCTGAGCAGCGCTACGTCTGCGCCCAGGGCTTCATTGTTCGGTTGGGGAGATAAGACCATCCGCCTGACAGATGGCGCGTTCTGGTCGCAGTTCTTGGGGCGAGAGTCCTCGAGCGGGAAGAAGGTCACTGTCGACAAGGCAATGAAGCTGTCCGCGGTATGGGCTTGCGTTCGCTTGATCTCTACTTCTGTCGCCGGGCTGCCGCTTGGAGTGTACGAGCGGAAAGCGGACGGGAGCAGAGTCGATGCTCGGTCGTTTCCGCTCTACGATGTTGTTCACAACAGCCCCAATGACGACATGACGGCCTTCCAGTTCTGGCAAGCCATGGTCGCATCGATGTTGCTTTGGGGGAACGCATACGCGGAGATTCGTCGTGCTGCCGGTAGGCCTGCTGCGCTGGACTTCCTGCTTCCGTCGAGGGTCGACCTGGAGTGTGATGACAACGGTCGGCTGAAGTACTTCTACACGCCAAAGAAGGGTGCCCGTAGAGAGATCGAGCGTACCAACATGCTGCACATCCCGGCGTTTACGCTGGATGGCAGAGTCGGTCTCTCTGCCATCCGGTATGGCGTCGATGTCTTCGGTTCGGTCATGTCGGCGGAGGACGCCGCCAACGGCACATTCAAGAACGGACTGCTCCCCACGGTCGCATTCAAGGTTGACCGCATTCTCCAGCCTGCGCAGCGGGAGGAGTTCAGGGAGTATGTGAAGTCCGTATCGGGCGCGATGAACTCCGGAAGATCCCCGGTTCTGGAGCAGGGGATTACTCCAGAGACTATCGGCATCAACCCAGTCGATGCTCAGTTGCTGGAGACGCGAGAGCATGGAGTGATCGAGATCTGCAGATGGTTCGGGGTTCCGCCCTGGATGATTGGCCAGACCGACAAAGGGAGTAACTGGGGGACCGGGCTTGAACAGCAGATGCTCGCGTTCCTGACATTCTCGATCAGTTCGATCACCAATCAGATTCAGCAGTGCGTCAACAAGCGGCTGCTAACTGCGCCCGAGCGGATTCGCTATTACGCCGAGTTTTCCCTTGAGGGATTCCTGAAAGCTGATAGCGCGGGTCGCGCTGCCTGGTACAGCACCATGGCGCAAAACGGATTCATGACCCGCAACGAAGGTCGCCGGAAAGAGAACCTTCCAGAGCTTCCCGGCGGAGACATCCTGACTGTGCAATCCAACCTAGTCCCCCTGGATCAACTGGGGGGGGCAACGAAAGAAAGCTCTCCGCCGTAGAGGCGGTCCAGAAGGCCTATCTCGGCGTTGGGAAGATGATCACCGCCGACGAAGCGCGACAACTCGTAAACCAGCATGGCGCAGGACTGAAAGTTCCCGGGCCCGACTTCGAAGAAACACAGGAGTAACCCATGACTCTGCGAAATCTTCCGGCAGCGCCGGAGGCTCGCCCGCGCTCGGGCGTCCAGTGCGACCTGGCGCCAAAAGCGCTGGATGCATGGCGTCCTGAGCTTCGCGCCGCGGCCGGCGATAACCCCGACACCACCATCACCATCTACGAGCCCATCGGTTACGACTGGTGGACCGGCGAGGGCGTAACCGCGAAACGCATTGCCGGTGCGCTGCGCGCCATCGGCGGCGATGTCGATGTGACCGTGAATATCAATAGTCCGGGTGGCGACGTGTTCGAGGGGCTCGCCATCTACAACCTGCTGCGCGAGCACAAGGGCAAGGTCACGGTGAACATCATCGGATTGGCTGCCTCTGCCGCCTCCTTTATCGCCATGGCAGGGGATGAAATCCGCATTGGCCGCGCCGCCTTCCTGATGATCCACAACGCCTGGCTGATCGCCATGGGCAATCGGAACGACCTGCGTGAGATCGCCGACTGGCTGGAGCCATTCGACATGACGCTGGCTGACATTTACGCGCAGCGCACCGGCATCGATATCGACGACATCGTGAAGCAGATGGACGCCGAGACCTGGATCGGCGGGCGTGAAGCCGTCGACAAAGGGTGGGCAGATGCCTTCCTGGAGTCCGACGAGATATCCAGCGCTCCCAGCAACCGCAGCGAAGCCATCCTGGCCAAGCGCCGGATGGATGCCGCCCTGGCTCGCAGCGGAATGCCGCGAAGCCAGCGCAATGAACTCATCAACGACTTCAAGACCAGCATGCTTGGCGCTGCTGGCGGGGGTGGTGACACCCCGACCGATATGCCTGGCGCTGTCGCTCCTGACCTCTCCGCTGCACTACGGGCAGCACAAGACATCACTAAATTCCTCCAAGGAGAATCGCAATGAGCGACTTCGAGAAACAAATCGGCGAACTGAACGCCAGCCTCAAGCAGGTCGGCGATCAGATCAAATCCCAGGCCGAACAGGTCAACACCCAAATCGCCAACTTCGGCGAGATGAACAAGGAAACCCGCGCCAAGGTCGACGAACTGCTGACCGCTCAGGGCGAACTGCAAGCACGACTGAGCGCCGCGGAACAAGCCATGTTGGCCAACGAGAAGCGTGACGGCGGCGAGGAAGCACCGAAGACCGCCGGCCAACTGGTCGCAGAGAGCCTGAAAGAGCAGGGTGTAACCAGCTCCCTGCGCGGTTCGCATCGCGTATCCATGCCGCGCTCGGCCATCACCTCCATCGACAGCTCTGGCGGTGCCTTGGTTGCTCCTGATCGTCGCCCCGGTGTCGTTGCCGCTCCGCAGCGTCGACTGACCATCCGCGACCTGGTTGCGCCTGGCACCACTGAGTCGAACTCCGTCGAGTACGTTCGCGAGACCGGTTTCGTCAACAATGCCGCTCCTGTTTCGGAAGGCACCCAGAAGCCGTACTCCGACCTCACCTTCGAGCTGGAAAACGCGCCGGTTCGCACCATCGCCCACCTGTTCAAGGCAAGTCGCCAGATCCTGGACGACGCGTCGGCCTTGCAGAGCTACATCGATGCGCGTGCTCGTTACGGCCTGATGCTGGTCGAAGAAGGTCAACTGCTCTACGGGAACGGGACCGGTGCCAACCTGCACGGCATCATTCCGCAGGCACAGGCCTACGCGCCACCGAGTGGCGTAGTGGTTACCGCAGAACAGCGGATCGACCGCATCCGCCTGGCGATCCTTCAGGCGCAACTGGCCGAGTTCCCGGCCAGCGGTATCGTTCTCAACCCCATCGACTGGGCGCTGATCGAGCTGACCAAGGACGCCGAGAACCGCTACATCATCGGCAGCCCGCAGAACGGCACTACTCCGACCCTCTGGCGTCTGCCGGTGGTGGAAACCCAGGCCATCACTCAGGACGAGTTCTTGACCGGGGCATTCTCTCTCGGCGCCCAGATCTTCGACCGCATGGACATCGAGGTTTTGGTTTCCACCGAGAACGACAAGGACTTCGAGAACAACATGGTCACTATCCGCGCTGAGGAGCGGCTGGCCTTCGCGGTCTATCGCCCCGAGGCTTTCGTGACTGGTTCGCTGACCGCCAGCTAACTGGAAGGGGCCGGGAGACCGGCCCTTCTTTCTTTGAGGTGAGTATGCCTGACGTAATGATCAAGCCAGTTCGCTCATACTTGGACGGCGGTCGCGTGAGAAAGGCCGGCGGTGATGCATACCTTGCATCCGAGCACCTGGCGCGCCAGTTGGTGGCCCGAGGCTTGTGCCAGATTGTGGAATCAGAGATCCCAAAGCCTGTGGCTGGCGAGTCGCCGTCTGCATCGCAAGCGGCCCCAGCCTCACAGCAGAAGACTGCGAACGAGTCCGAGAGTGGCGGAACTCCTCGCCGCAGAGGGCGGCCATCTGTACGAACACAACGTTCCGACTGACTCCCTGGGCTGATGCGCTGTGGGCAATGGATAAAGTCTGGTGGGAGAGATACGCCGCCGAGGCTAAAGCAACTTTCTGCGGTGAGCTTCTGACGCTCAGCGCCAATCCCTTCGGCATCAAAACGGCACGCATCGAGCACTACAGGAACTCAGGCGGCGGCGCAGTTTCTCTGGCCATAGCCAGGGGCGCCAAGCGAATCATCCTTCTCGGCTACGACATGCAGAAAACTGGCGGGATGTCTCACTGGCATGGTGATCACCCCAGAGGACTGGGTAGTGCAGGGAAGATATCCGAGTGGCCGGTAGAGTTCGAAAACCTGAAGCGCAAGAACCCTGGGATAGAAATCATCAATTGCACACGCGAAACGGCGCTTACCTGTTTCGCGCGTAGACCGCTGGAGGACGCGCTGAATGAGCCTGATCCCGCTTGATACGGCAAAGTCCTTTCTTGATGTGATCCACGATTGGGATGACGCCAAGCTCCAGTTGCTCCTGGATGGAGCGGAGGACGAGGCCTGCCAGTTCATGTGGCGCCAGTCCCTTGATGGCCTTTGCAACTGCGAAGAGAGTAGTGAGGCTGTCAGTAGCGAGCCGGGCCTTCCGCCTAGCGTGGTCGTCGGAGTGCTTCTTTTGCTTCAGGCCAACTACCAGGCCGCTCCCGATGAAATCGCGACGCTGCGCAAGGCGGCCGAGGTGAAGCTGATGCCGTACCGATGCGGCTTGGGGGTTTGAATGCTGGCCTACCGTATGCGCCACCGCATTCAGCTTCAGCGGCAGGTACAAACACAAGACCCTGATACGGGGGAAATGGTGACGACCTGGGAGACCGTTCTGTTCTCCGGTCGCGCCGACCTGCCCGCCGAGGTTCTGACTGGCCCAGGTCGCGAGTTGATCGCTGCCGATGCTACGCAGGCGGAGACGACTGCCAGGATCAATTGTCGATGGTTCCCCGTTGAGCGGTTGGAACTCTACACCTGGCGAGTCATCTGGGATGGACGGGTCTACAACATCACCAGTGCAGAGACCGATGTCACCGCTCGGCGTGAATGGCGACTGCGCTGCTCTGATGGATTGACGGACGGTCGGTAACCCTTTAGCCCGCAAGGGCGCTCAACACGCAGCTAGGCCCGTACAGCCGAACGGCGGATGTCCGCTCATCCGTCCGCCCCGCTGCGTTTCTATTCGTCTGATGAGCGAGGTAACAACATGAGCAGCAACGTCATTCCGTTTCACTACCAAGGGCAACCAGTGCGGTTCAACAGCGAAGGCTGGATCAACGCAACCGACATCGCAGCGGCTCACTGCATGCGGCTGGACAACTGGCTGCGCAACAAGGAAACCGAAGCTTACATCGAGGCGCTAGCACGTCATCTAAATACCTCAGATTCGAGGGATTTGATTCGCGGTCAACGTGGGCGCGGAGGTGGCACCTGGCTTCATCCAAAGCTGGCTGTGGCATTCGCTCGCTGGATATCGCCGGACTTTGCCGTCTGGGCAGACCTACACATTGATGCACTACTGCGCGGTGAACTGACCGAGAAACAAGCTTTCGACCGGGCCTGCAAGCAGCTAGAGGATGGGCGTCAATTGGCCAGCCTTCACGGCAAGGGCCTAGCGGATTGGAAATTCAAGAAACCCATGCTGGAGCATCGCGTGGACGAAATGCGTGACCGCCTACAGATGGTGCTTGGACTAGAAGCCGCATAACCCCGCCCTGACGAACGAAAGCCCGCCCTGCGCGGGCTTCGTCGTTTCTGGAGTAGAGAAATCTTGTTCATCCGCGGAATGCTTGGCCTTGGTGACAATATCTACGCCCGCGCGTTCGTGAAGAAGCACCTTGGAGCCTATCTCGAAACGCCGTGGCCACAGCTCTATGCAGACATCGATGTGAAATGCGTGCGCCCGAGCACGCAGCTCCGCACGCAAGCGAAGAACGTCCAGCGCCCGACGCAGTGGCACAAGCCATTCGGTGGCGGCCAGGTCCGAATCGCCTACGGCCAGATGCCGATCATCCAGGGCTTGCGCCAAGCTTTCCGGTGCGAGCCCGGTGCGTTTGATCTGCCAGACTTCGGTCCATCACCGGTCGAAGGGCGCTATGTCCTGGTTCGCCCGGCGACGGTTCGCGCTGAGTGGCGTGCAGACACGCGCAACCCTCTTCCTGAGTACATCGCTAGCGCTGCCTCAGAGATGCGCCGCAGGGGCTGGAAAGTGGTTTCCGTGGCGGACTTGGAACCGGGCAAGGAGTGGGCGATCGATCCACTTCCTCCGGCAGACATCCAGTTCCATAAGGGTGAACTGCCGGTTGAGAAATTACTTGCCCTTCTGCAATACGCCGACGCAGTGATTGGCGGCATTGGCTGGATCGTGCCGGCCGCCATCGCCGCAAAGCGGCCGGCCTGGATCATCTGTGGCGGGCAGGGCGGCTACAACTCGCCGGAACACATCACCGACAAATGCATGGACCTGTCCCGCATCACATTCGCGGTTCCCGACAGGTTCTGCCGCTGCACGTTGAAACAGCACAACTGTGACAAAAGGATCTCCGATCATGACGCACGCTTTGCCGCCTGGGCTGACCGACTGCCTGCTCTGGTCTGAAGAGCTTGGAATGGGTTTCCACCCTCGTCCTCCGATGGACTATAGCGGGCCGTACTTCGAGAAGTATCAGGTGCTCGATGCTACCACGATGGGCGCTGCGCTGACCCGGGCCCGTATTGATCTGGTGCGCCGTCACTTTGCCGGCCAGGTGGTAGACATCGGTATCGGCGGAGGCCGTTTCGTCACCGAGTCCGGCGCTATGGGTTTCGACGTGAACCCGGAGGCGGTGGACTGGCTGAAGGCGCAGGAGCGCTACTACGACCCGTACCAGCACCACGCAGAAGCCGTGACCTGCTGGGACAGCCTGGAGCACATTCCCGAGCCGGAGAAGCTGCTCGACCACGTTGGCGAGTGGCTGTTCGTGTCCATGCCGATCTACAAGGATCAGGCTGATTGCCTGGCCTCCAAGCACTACAAGCCGGGCGAACATTGCTGGTATTGGAGCCTCCATGGCCTGGTTGCCTGGTGCGAGCGGCAAGGGTTCGAACTGGTGGAAATTAACGAGGCAGAATCCGATCTCGGCCGAGAAGGGATCACCAGCTTTGCGTTCCGGAGATTCCATGGCTGATGGCGTCGAGTTCAGCATTACCGGTCTGGATTCCCTGCTTGGAAAGCTGGAATCCGTTACGGAGGACGTGAAGCGGAGAGGAGGGCGCGCCGCTTTGCGTAAGGCCGCAATGATCGTAGTGCGAGCAGCCAAACAAGGCGCGGCAAAAATCGACGATCCGGGAACCGGCAGGAGCATTTCCGACAACATCGCGTTGCGCTGGAACGGTCGTCTGTTCAAACGCACGGGCGACTTAGGGTTCAGGATTGGCGTTCTGCACGGTGCCGTTCTTCCCAAGAAAGGGGAGCGCTCGGACAAGTCTGCGAACGCCCCGACTCCGCACTGGAGGCTTCTTGAGTTCGGGACAGAAGACATGAGGGCCCAGCCTTTCATGCGAAGCGCTCTGGCAGACAATATCGCAGAAGTCACAAGCACCTTCGTGTCCGAGTATGAGAAAGGCATAGATAGAGCCATCAAGCGAGCAGCTAAGAAGGCTGCGCAGGTGTGAGTATGTACCCACCAATCTTTAAGGCCTGCTCGATTAGCCCCGCCGTTACCGCGATCCTTGGCGCGTCCCCGTTGAGAATGTATCAGTTTGGCCTGGCCCCCCAGCTCGTCGTCAAACCGTACGCAACATGGCAGACCATATCGGGATCGCCGGAGAACTACCTATGGGGCCGCCCTGACGCCGATGGGTTCACTATCCAAGTGGACATTTTTTCGGCTACTGCTGCTGAGGCGCGAGATGCCGCCAAGGCCATCAGGGATGCGATTGAGCTTTCAGCCTATGTAGTCCGCTGGGGAGGGGAATCTGTTGACCCTGATACCAAGACCTATCGAGTCAGCTTTGACGTCGACTGGATAGTCCAGCGATAGACCAACCAATACCGACCAACCCGCCATGTGCGGGTTTTTTTGTGCTTCAAGAAACCCGCCACAGGAGAAACACAATGGCAATTTTGGCTCAAGGAACTCAGATCTATGCCCTGGTTCCGTCCAGAGATTCTAGCGGCAGCCCGACTGGCGATTACGAAGTCATCGAGGTCGAGTGCGCTACCGCGTTCAACCCCGGTGGTAACCCTGCCGACCAGATCGAAACCACATGCCTTAGCGAAACTGTTCGGCGCTACCTGCGCGGGCTGCGCACGCCGGGGCAAGCTTCGCTGACTCTCAACGCTGACCCGCGCAACAGTTCCCATATCCGCCTCTATCAGCTTTCGGAGTCTGACGACCAAATCGACCAGGACATCGCCTTCGCGGTTGGCTGGTCTGACGGGATCGGCATTGCACCCACCGAGGCTCAGGACAGCAACGGCGACTGGGACTTTGTTCTGCCGCCGACGCGCACTTGGTTCGTCTTCCGCGGCTATGTGAGCGATTTTCCGTTCGATTTCGCAGCCAACGCTGTTGTCACTTCCACTGCAACCATTCAGCGCTCCGGCGGTTCCGCCTGGATTCGCAAAGCCGCTTAAGGAGTGGTCATGCATCTGTCGATTGATTCGCTTAAAGAAGCTGGAGCCTTCACCGGGGCCCCCATCGAGAAAGAGATCACCTGGAAGCAGGGCGACAAGGAACTGACTGCAACCGTTTACGTCCGGCCCCTGTCGTACAGCACCGCTGTCTCTGACCTCCTTGCGATGAATGGCAAGATCGATGGCGTAGCGGGACGTATCGCTGCGTCAATCGTGGATGAAGAGGGTAAGCCGGTATTCACGCCGGCAGATATCACCGGGGAGGCCGACCCCGGTCGTGGCGCCTTGGATGGAAACCTGACCATCGCCCTGCTCACTGTGATAGCTGAGGTGAACAACCTGGGAAAGACGACCAGCTCAGCGAACTAGATGAGGTTTGGCATGAGCTGGTGATGTGCGGGATTGGCGGAAGAACCATTGCGGAAGCCAAGTCCCGCCTCAGCTACCGGGAGTTCCTGAGCTGGTGCAAGTTTCGGAACAAGCGGGGGAGTCTCCATGTAGGCATGAGGGTAGAGCGCGGAGCAGCACTGCTCGCTGCGCTCTATGCCAACTCACATAGCAAGGAGACGTACAAGCTGTACGACTTCATGCCGCATGAAGAAGAGCCCGTAATCAGTCTAGATCAGGCCCTTGAGACCTGGGCCTAGTCCTTCGTTTTGACCGGATCGTTCCGGACTTTTTCATTGGAGCCCGCAATGGCATCACGCAGCCTGGGGACGCTTACGCTCGATCTCATCGCTAAGGTTGGCGGGTTCGTGGCCGGCATGGACGCCGCTGAGCGCCGGTCTGAGAAATGGCGCAAGGAAGTCGAGAAGAATGCGGCCAAGGTCGGGGCCGCAATTGGTGCTGCCACTGCGGCAGGTATCACCACACTGGCTGCCCTCACTGTCTCGACAGTTCGAAATGCCAATGAAATCGCAAACTTGGCGAGTGTTGCTAACGCAAGCACGACCGAATTTCAGAAGTATGCCGCAGGCGCAAAGCTGGTTGGCATTGAACAAGAGAAGCTCGCTGACATCTTCAAGGATGTGAACGACAAGGTAGGCGACTTCCTCAATACCGGCGGCGGAGCGCTTGCTGATTTCTTTGAGAATGTAGCGCCAAAAATTGGCGTGACCGCAGACCAGTTCCGGAATCTTAGTGGTCCTCAAGCCCTTGGCTTGTACGTCTCAAGCCTGGAAAAGGCCAAGGCCAGCCAGTCGGACATGACCTTCTATCTTGAGGCTATCGCGAGCGATGCTACTGCGCTGCTCCCGTTGCTTCGCAATAACGCTGAGGGATTCAAGGCCTTTGGTGACGCTGCCCAGGCCGCTGGTGCGATTCTCGACGAGAAGACGATTAAGTCGGCGAATGAGCTTCAGGCCGCAACATGGCTGATTGAGCAGAGCGCATCGGGCCTAAAAAACCAACTAAGCACAGCTCTGATACCAATCCTGAGCGATTTTGCTGACTCTATATTCGACGTGACCAAGGAAGGCACGGCGATGGTGAGTGTTGGCGAATTCGTTGCCGATTCGTTCCGTTGGATAGCGAAGACAGCGATTGGTGCTGTTGCCGCCTTTGAGCTGGTAGGGAAGTCGATTGCCGGTGCTGCTGCAACGGCCAAGGCTGGCTTTGATGGTGTGACATGGCTTGAGCTTGCATCCGGCCCTGCCGGTCTTGCTAAACGCCTTGCGCAAAACTGGGACGGAATCAAGGCCAGCGCCGGTGTGGCAGCAGAAGACCTGTCCAATACGGTCTCCAAGTATGCCGGCATTATGGACAGTATCGACCGCGCCGGAACGGGTGGAACCAATGGGCAGGTAGCCAAGCTCGCCGAAACGCTAGCTTCGCTTCGTGAGCAGGCGAATAAGCCTGGAGCTTTCAAGGCTCTTACCAAGGAGCAGAAGGAAGCCGGGAAAGAAGCAGAGGCTGCTGCTAAGAAGCTGCAAAGCGCCTACGAAACGGTTGAGCAGTCGTATCAGCGACAGATAGCGCTGATCAACACGGAAGTCGACAAGCGCAAGGATGCCACCGAGGTAGCAAAGCTTCAGTTCGAAATTGAGTCCGGCAAGCTGGTTGGAATCAATGCCGAGCAGCAGAAACGCTTGAATAGCCTGGCAGAAGAGCTTGATCGCCTGAAGCAGCTAAAGCAGGCGAACGAGGATGCGGCGAAGGCTCAGGCTTTCCGTGCAACGCTCAATGAATCGAACGCAACTGCTCGGGCAGGATTTGCGATTGAACTGGCGGGATCTGGAAGCGGCGACAAGCTGAGAGAGCGACTGCGGGCAGACCTGGAGATTCAGCAGGACTACAACAAACAGCTTGCCGATCTCCAGAAGCAGTTCAACAGCGCCGAAATCAGCAAGGAACTCTACGACCAAGAAACGAACATGCTCCGCCAGGCTCTCGCGGAACGCTTGGAAATCCAGCATGAGTACTACGCAGCTCAGGATGAGGCTCAGAGCAACTGGCTGGATGGCGTCACATCTGCCTGGGAGAACTACCGCGACACAGCCACGGACTATCAACAGCAAGCTGCCGACTTCACCACGCAGACGCTGGACGGGCTCACCTCTGCTGTAGGAGACGGCATCGCTTCGATAATCATGGACGGCGAGAGTCTTGCCGATGTTTTCAAGAACATCGCGCAGACGATGGCCACAAGCATCATCAACGCCCTCGCGCAGATGGCCGCCCAATGGCTGGTCTATCAGGCGGTGCAACTGGTGAGTGGGAAGGCTGCTCAGGCTAGCGCCGCCTCTACTCTCATCGCGAACGCACAAGCAACTGCCTTCCAGGCTCAACTGGCGGCATTTGCTAGTACGGCAGCAATTCCAATTGTTGGACCAGTGCTTGCGCCGGCTGCTGCGGCCTCGGCCGCCGGCATCACCGCGCCGATGGTTGCTGGCGTCGCAGCATCCGCTTTAGCCGGCATGGCTCACGATGGCCTCGATGCTGTGCCGGAGACTGGAACCTGGCTGCTCCAGAAGGGGGAGCGGGTAACGACGGCAGAGACGAGCGCAAAGCTCGACAGGACGCTTGATGAAGTTCGGTCAAACCAGGGACAGAGCGGGAATACCACCGTCAACATCGTGGAGAACAAAGCCCGTGCAGGCCAGGTGGAGCGCCGGAGAGATGGGCGACAAGAGTTCCTGGAAGTGTTCGTGGCTGACATCAATGGCGACGGCCCGGCATCCAGAGCGATTGCCCAGGCATTCGGAATTCGAAGGAGCGGGACATGAAGCAGTACCCAAATATCTGCCCGCCTCAGCGGGAGGGCTATGGGCTTACCCCTGTTAGCCCTCTAATCCGCACGGAGATGCAGACGGGGAGGGCGAGGCAGAGGCGTCACTTCACCGCTACTCCAACTATGGCAAGCGTCAGGTGGAGGCTCAGCGACAGCGAGGCAATGCTGTTTGAGGCATGGTTTCGTGATGTTCTAGTGGATGGTTACCACTGGTTCGAATGCCCGCTAAAGACGCCGGAGACTCCTGATGGTTTGCGTGCGTATGCCGCCAGATTCACCGACATCTATGACGGTCCAAAGCTGGTCAGCGGCAGTATCTCGCTCTGGGATTTCACCGCCACACTGGAGTTGCGTGAGCGCCCCGTCATCGATGCTGGGTGGGCCGAGATTCTGCCCGAGTACATCCTCCTCGCTGACATCTTCGACATCGCGTTGAACAGGGAGTGGCCTCGACATGGCGACGGCTCTTGAGCGGTTCTATGCCTCAGGCGGTGAGGACCTGAAGCTCGCCACGATCGAGTTGTCATGCCCGGCGTGGCCCGAGCCTATCCTCATCTGTCAGGGCTATGACGACATCACCTGCATGACTGAAGACGGGCGGCTGCTGACGTTCATCGCCGGTGCGATCGACGTATCGATTCCGAAGCGAGACAACAGCGGAAACCAGAACGTTGGATTTGCAATCGACAACGTGACCGGATTCGCCCAGCAGCGTATCAACGAAGCCTTGGAGGCAGGCGAGTATGTAACCCTGATCCTGCGGATGTACCTGGAGAGCGATCTCACAGCACCTGCTGAGCGTCCGTACCGGATGAGGGTCAAGACGCCGGGTTTCGAAGGTCTCACTGTCCAGGTGGAGGCCGGCTACTACGACCTCATCAACACCGCCGCGCTGCGCCACATCTACAACGTTAGCGAGTTCCCTGGCCTCAAATACTGGCCCTGATCCCATGCCGAACAGATACCTCACCGCCATCTATACCGAGGGCGGGCGGGCCCTGCCGTGCATTGACTGCTGGGGCCTGACGCTCATCGCGCGGGTTGAGTTGTTCGGGCTGCCGATGCTGACCGACTTCGGCGGTGTCACGCGGCGCACCCCGGTTTCGATGCAAAGGGCGTGCGATGCGGAGATCCACCGCGCGCTCGAGCAATGCGAGCCAGGACCTGGGGTCATCGCCGCGGCCTACAGAGGGCGGCTGCTCGATCACGTAGGTCTGCTGGTCGAAGTGGATGGACGCCTCCGGGTTCTCGAAATCAACCCGGGAAGCGGGGTTTCACTCACCCCGCTCCAGAAGTTCTCCGACAAATACTCCAAGGTGGTCTTCTACCGTGATCGAAATCTACCCATCGCTCCTTGACGGAGAACCGCTGGAGCGGCATCCGATCGGCCGCAGGATGACGATTCATGCCTGGCTGACTGCGAATTCGCCCGGGTACTGCTGCCACGGTGTCCACCCGTTCTCCATCGGTGTTGTCCCCGCCGAGGTTGCGCTCTGCGATGACCTCACCGACAAGCAGAAAAAGGCCCATGAGGAGTTCATCCATCCCGGTGAGTGGGCTGAGCGCATCATCGACCGCGGCGACATTGTGAGGATCTACAAGCTCCCGCGCGGGACTGATCCGTTCACGATTACTGCGGCCCTTTTCAAGGGGGCGCAATCGGTTTTTCGGATGCTCATGCCTCAATTGCCCGGCATGCCGACGAACCCCGGGCAGGGCGCGTCGCTCTCTGAAACCAGCGCGCGCGGGAACAAGGTAAAACTCGGCGATGCGATCCGCGAAGTCGCTGGCCGTCGTCTGATTTATCCAGACTACATCCTGCCGCCCCGGAAGTATTTCGCCGGTCCGCGTGAGCAGTGGACCGAAATGCTCCTGTGTATTGGCCGTGGTCGGTTCCAGATCGCCGAAGGGGCAGCGAAAATCGGTGATACGTCGTTCCTGGCACTGGGCGCTGATGCCTCTTTCCAGATTTTCGAACCAGGGCAGAACGTCAGCGGGCACCCGGCATCGGTCTGGTGGCACCTGGTTGAGGAAGTTGGTGCGAGCTCAACTGGTAATGCCGGCCTGGACCTGACCGAGAGTTCCAATCTCACCCCGAACCCGTCGGCAACTACGTTCACGTTTTCCGGAACGAACATCATCATTTCTGCCGGAGCCGGGTCGTTCCCCTCTGACTGGGTTGCGGGGACGATCCTCCGGGTTGAGGCGATGTACCCCTATTCGGTGAACGATGGCGGCGGGACGAATCGCGACGTAGTGACGGGGGATATCGCTCAGCTCGGGCTAGATGTTGGCGATGAGATCGAGGTGGTTGGCACCAATGGCGGCCTCTACCTTGTGAACGACATCACCTCAACGTCGATGACGCTCAACTACAGCAACGGTTCGCCGGCCAATGCGTTGCAGACCGGCTCCGGAAATGCAGCAATCGGCCCGCGTGGGCTGCGCTATCGGATCACGGCATACAGCGCGCAGCAACTCACCGTCGAGCGGCTGACCAGTGCGGGCGGTGTCGATGTTGACTGGCCAGGATTCACCGCTCTCAACTCGTCTACGTCCCGAGTCACCATCGATCCGACCAGCCTAGAAGGGGGCTGGCGCGGTCCCTTCCCGGCGTGCCCTGTATCGGAGAAGACCAACTTCGTCGAGATCGACGTATTTTGCCCGGAAGGGCTTTGCGGTGTAGGCAGGGAAGGGCAGATATATCAGATCCGCACCTATTACGACATCCAGTGGCGAGACATGGCCATCGGCGGCGCATGGACGACGGTCAGCAAGAACCATGCTGGCAGTTCTCTCGACCAGCAGGGTTTTACGGACGGCATCCCGCTGCCGTACATGATGCGGCCCGAGTTTCGCATCAGAAAAGTGTTCGTCAACCAGGGCGGCAACTCAACATCCGAGTACCGAGACCGCACCCAGTGGTACGGGATGCGCGCGCGCCTCCAGGCTCCGTCGTCCTACGCCGGCGTCACAACAATGGCCGTCAGGTATCGGTCGTCTGACCGTATCGCGGCGCAGACAGAAAGCCGCGTCTCGGTAGAGGCTACCCGCATGCTACCGACTCGGCAGAACGGTGCATGGACACCCGAGATAGCAACGCGAGACATCGTCCCATTCCTCTGCTACATCGCCAAAGAGCGCGGTTACACAGACGCCGACCTCGACCTAGAAGAGCTCGATCGGCTTGACGCCATCTGGAAGGACCGCGGCGACACGTTCGACATGATCTACGAGGACGGCAAGGTCACGGTCGCGCAGATAATGGATGACGTGCTTGCAGCCGGATATGCGGAGAAGACCATTAAGCGCGGCGTGATCTCTGCGGCCCGAGACGAGCCAAGGACAACATTCGGGCACATGTACTCGCCGCAGAACATGGATGGTCCACTGAGGATCAGCATCAGCGCGCCGTCTGAGGACGACTACGACGGCGTCGATGTAGAGTTCGTCAACGCCAACGGCTGGATCGAAGATACCGTGCAGTGCCGCCTGCCCGGCGATGTCGGCAGGAAGGTCGAGAAGATCACGGCTGTCGGTGTCACAAACCGCGATCGCGCCTGGCGCTACGGGATGCGTCGCCGGATGGCGCAGCGATATCGGCGAACAGAGTACTCGTTCGATACCGGGCTCGACGCGCTGAACAGCGAGTTCTGGGATTACGTGGCTCTAGCCGGCGATGTCCCCGGCCCTGGCCTGGCGCAGAGCGCATACCTGAAATCCTTTGTTATCTCTGGAAACTCGGTCCTGATCGAGTCCAGCGAGCCGCTCGACTGGTCACTGCTGAACTCGCCAGCGCTCTACCTGCGGCGCCCAGACGGAACGGTTTCCGGTGGATATCCGGCGTCGAGGATCGACGACTACCGGCTGAGCATTCCCAGCATCGATTTCATCCCTGATGTTTCTTGGGAGATCGAACCTCCACACCTGCTGCTGGGAAACCCATACCCGGCCCTGATCAGTTCCATCGATCCCAACGGCAATACCTCGGCATCCGTTCGTGCGGTGAACTACGACCCCAGGGTCTACACCTACGACAACGCCAGCGCCCCCAACTGATCGCACACACAAATCCAGAGCCCGCCATAGAGCCGGCTTTTTCATGCCCGGAGAATTTGCATGACGACCTACGCCACCGGTAACCCGCTGGGCTCCAAAGACCCGCGTGATCTGTACGAAAACGCCGAGAACTTCGACGCGGCGATTAACGACCGGGTAAATACCACGTGGAATGATCGTTTCGGCGTTAGTCGCCCAACGATGAAAGGGTATGAGGAACAGTTCAATGATTGGCTGGACGCCCAAGGCTTCGAGCCCGGAGTCCTGGAGTACGTCGACGGCTCACCGCTGACCGTAGACCGTCCGACCCAACTGATCCAGCGCGGGGACAACATCTACAGCGTCAAGCGCCCGGCATCGTTCCCCGTCAATCTGACCGGGAACTGGGCGACGGACCAGAACCTCCTTGTAGCGCAGGTTGACCGGACGCTGCAAGACACCCTGGCTACCAGCGCTGGCGCAGGGATGATCGGCTATCGTGAGCGCACCGTAGCCGACCGCCTAAACGATACTGCGAACGTCAAGGACTACGGAGCAATCGCAGATGGGTCTTATCACCCGTTGTCAGAGCGGTTCGCAACACTCGCGGATGCGCAAGCGGTTTATCCATTCGTGACAAGTCTTTCTCAGTCGATTGATTGGGCAGCATCCCAGGCCGCCATGAATAGCGGCACATATAGAGTTTACTTCCCTGGAGGTCGCTATAATATTAGCGACGATATTAATAGAACAAGCAGCATTTCTCTAAGCGGTGATGGCGTGACATCTTTAGAGTTTTCAACCGGAAAGCGTCTTGTTATAGAGGGAAGCCTGACAGCACTTCCTAGTTTGGGTGCAAATATTACAAAGCAAAGCCGAAGCGTCACGTTCTCCAGCGCTCCAAGTCTTTCTGCTGGAGATGTTTTTATCGCATATAACCCGGCAGACTATAGCTGGTCGCCTTATAGATCATATTATCGTGCAGGCGAGTTCTTTAGGGTTCATTCTGTTAGCGGTAGTGTTGCTAAAAT